TAATCTATCTCTATCAGTAGCAGTTTGCGTAATGTTTCCTGTTAATCTTGTGGTCTGAATACTTCCTAAATCAATTAAATTAGCAAATTCGTATGTTCCACTAGATACAACATTGTCATTAATTGTGCCACCGTCAAAATTTCTTGCAGTTATATCATCAAAATTATCAGTGACATTATCGTCAAACTGTTCAATGGTATCTAAGATTAAAGTATTATCTACTGCAACAGTATTATTTTTAACACCTGTAAAGTCTGGGTGTTCTGTAGAAGTTCCTGCATTTTGAAAATCACCAATAGATGTAATGTTAGTCGTAATGATTGCTTCATTAGATGAGAAGTTGCCAAGTTTATCTACTGCCTTGATAAGATAACTTCCTGTTCTGGCAGGTACAGTTATTGATGTTGCAGGTCTTGATACTCTTGAAACTAAAGTGAAACTATTTTGCCATTCTGGATTAACTGTTTCTGTAGTGAAATTAATAACATAATAATTAAGGTCGGCATCTGGGATACTTTCCCAACTTAAATGTGCGTCACTTCCTACTATATTAATTGCAAAATCTTGAACATCTGAAGGTGGTTCAATCTCACCCACAATATCTCTAGTGGCAGTGACGTTTGTACTTTCAACGCCTAATGAATTTATTGCCTTAACACGAACTGTATAATTGTCACCAGAAATTACGTTAAGCACTCTATGAAATAAATCTACTGTGCCTCTACTATGAACAATAAAATTAGTATCAGCAGTTCTTTTGTATTCTACTTGGTATTCTCTAACAAATTGGTCTGGTGAAGTACCAATCGTAATATTCATAGCAACAATAACTGTTCCGTCATTGTAAGTAATTAATTCATCATCAAGGGTGACAGATGCAGGTGGTTGGACTGTAAATGGATTAGGGAAAGAAGTGTCTGGTATTACTGCTACTTCTGTTTTCTCATCAAAAGTGTACCAAGCGGATTGATGTTCTATTAACGATAAAGCAACTTCAAATGAAGGATTGATTGCCATTCCTACTACTCTAAATGGTTTAGAACTAAATCCTGTAATAGAAGAACTAACAGCAACAATATCACCAATGGCTAAATTCATCGCCTCATAGTTTGCAGTTAATTCTAATCCTAAATTGTTTCTACTTCTTTGTAAGACAATCTCACCAAATTCTAATGCTTGGTATGGATTAGTAATAGTCGGTAAATCAATTATTCCTTCTTGTAAGAAACCACCATCTTCTGCTTTTAATGTGGAATGGTCTGTATCATAAACAATCGTATCTGATTGATAATTCTTATCTGGATTAATAAAGTTTACTTGTACTCTATTGTATTTTTCATTTTTTCTTTCGCTTGAAACTTTGATTCCACCTATGATATTATCTTCGTTTAGTGTCAATACACTAGAACCAGTTGTTTCAATAATTAGTTTATATTTACCCTGTGCATAAGGTAAAAATCCTCGCATTCCTTTAAGAAGTGTTCTTGTGTTATCTATTAGTTTCTGACCAGTATCTATAACTGCATTACAATCAAATAAATTAATATCACTACCACCAGAATAGGGTGTCACTTGTGTTTCAGCTATGGTTGATGCTGTATAAAAACTTGGGATATCAATATCAGCAATATCAATTCCTTTTCCGTATCTTGTATTGGTTAAGTAATCTAAAAGACACCAAGCAGGATTAGATGTAAAGACATCTGTGGTTTCATTACTACCGCTATCATAAGTAGATATTTTTTTACCTTCTACTAATGCTTGAATTTTTGGAATGCCAATATATTTGTCTGCGTCCCAAGTTAAACGGAATGCAATATAAGATATTCCTGCAAATGTTCTTGTCTTGTTAGACCAACTAGAAAGATTATTTAATAATGTTGATTGCGATTGTGCATCAGTTCCATAAAAAGTCTGAACTTGGATAGTGTCACCAAATCTACTATCATTGGAGGTGACAGTGCCACCATCACTAAAACCACTAGCAAAAGTAATCTCTTTATCTTCAACATAAATTTTTGTAATGCCATTGATTTCCCCCTCACATAATACTAATGCACCATAAAGATATTGATTGTCTGTTCCACTTGTTTCTAAAAATACTCTTGTACCACCAATTAATCTTGTTCCATAAATAATAGGAATATTTGCATTATTAGATTGTTTATTGACAAGAACACCTTGTGCATCAGCGTCTTGTGTAAAATCTGGTAGTTCTACTTTAGGTGTTAACCAAGATATTGTTTTAGATATAGCAAATCCTGTAACAACACTTTTAAGTATAAAAAGTCCTGCTTGAATCCAAAATCCCATTATTTCCTACCCCATAAAATATCTTGTACAGTCAATGCAGAAAATTCCATAGCATTATCACTTGGAAAAAATACTTGTTGACTACCTTCATTTGTTTTTCTTCCAGATACTCTACTGAAATCAGCAAAGTGAGAAGTACAACTTAATACTAATTTACCTGTATCTGTATCAATAGTAAAATTTTCAATAAATCCTTTATCATAATTAAATGTATCTATTAAGGTATCTGAACTATCAAGTAATCCAATATCAATAGTTACTTCATCATTTGATACGTTGTTATTTAAAACAATAGAAACAAAGGCACTATCAACAGCAGATAATTCTATTTGAAAGTTTGATACATCTAATTCTGATTTTTCTGCTTTACCACCAATAGATAATAAATGCGAACTGGATAGATAAGTATTTGCATTATGAGTAACGTCTTTGTAGTGATTGGTTAGTCTTTGGGGAGTAGGGAATAATATTTCTACAAGAACGATTGGTTTAATAGTCTGATTAAGTATTTCAGACTGTAAGTCACTAGAAAAACCTCTAGTCATTACAATGCCTCAATAAAATCTATTTCGTATCTATATAAATCTAAATCCCCTGTATTAAATTCTTGAATATCTGATGTCAATCTAACTGTAAATTGTACTCCGTCATAAGTGACACTTTCAGTATTGGTTAATGCACTTCGCAGTGGTGGTTCTATTGTAATAGTAGCATCAGTAGAACTATCGCCTGTTGCATCTTCTACAACCATATAGACCTTTGAATGTCCGAACTTTACAAAATCACCTGCCTTTAGTGTGCCTGTTATTCCTGTTATATCAATGGTGGTATCACCTGCTGAATGGCTACCACTAACAGTGACTGTTCCAGACACATCACCTTTGGCATTCTTTAAATCTGGTAAAGCAATTTGGAATGTTTCTTTTTGACTTCTTTGTTTCATTACAAACGCAAGGACTGGTGCAAATTCACTTCTATTCATTGGTGGATAACTTGCTGAAAATTTAAATCTTTGTCCATCTACTTGGACTGCAAACATCTTTCCACTGTCAGTAGTAGATGTAATTGTTTTTTGTTCGCTACCAAATCCGATAGATGCAAATTCTGGTGTTGTTGGATATGTACCTGCCATTAAACTAATGCCTCTTTTCCTTGTCTGTTAAGTGCATCATTAATAACATTAATTATAGTGCTACGTCTATTTGTAAGTAATTCGTCAACACCTTGAGCATCAACAGTGTTAATAGTAAAATTAATATTAGTTGTTCCACCTATTCCTTTTAAATCTTCATTAGGTACGACTGTTCCAGATGATTTGGGAATAAATAATTCAGCACCTCTTTCACCCACAATGCTTGGTCTATTAACAGGTGGTGTTCCACCATTAGCAAATCCAAATAATTTAGGAATACTTGCAAATATTCCACCACCACCCATAACGCTAGTAGAAAAACCTAATATTCTTTGAAGTTGTACTGCTAATTGTTGTCTAATAATTATTCTTAATAAATCAGCTAATAAACTTCTCGCAAAATCTTTAAAGTTTGCTTTTCCTGTCATTATAGCATCAGTTAAACTATCAGCAAATCCGTCAAATGCTTTTTTACCTAACTTTTCAAAATCATCTGTAATTTTAATTGCATCGTCCATAGCAGTTTTAAAACCACTTTGAAATCCTTTAATCGCTTCAGATAATCCATCAATATTTTTTTTAACTTCTTTTAAATCTTCATCAAGTTCATCAGTCCCATTAAGAGTAACTGGAATAACAACATTAGGTGCATCATTATTAATATCGTTAATTTGTTGTGATAATTTTGTTCTTATATCTAATAATTCTTGAAATACTTTATCGGCACTTCCTTCTGCTATTAATCCTATTTCTTCAAAAAGTTTGGTAGCATAGTATCTACCTGTGGTCATAAAGTTTTCAATTTGTAATTGATACTTTTCAATTAGACTTCTAGCACCAGAAACAACACCCAATGCCATAATTCCTTTTTTACCTAGTAGTAAACCAACAATAACACCATAGTTTTGTATCTCTGGTGGTAATAATAAAAATCCATCAATAATGCTGTTGAATGCTTTTGCAATATTTTGTAATGGTTTTTTTAAATCATCAGCTACTTCTTTTCCTCGTTCAAATGCTTTTACTAAATTAGTTCCTACTGCTTCACCAAATTCTGTAATAGATTCTTGATTATCATCTACAATTTGTTTTAAGTCACCTAGTTCTCTTTTAAGTGCAGGAAAGAAACCAGTTGAAACAGCAACTTGAAATGTAAAGAAAGCATCTTTTAAGTTTGATATTGTACCTAGTGTGGTTCTAGCTAAGTCCTCTGTTAGTTGACCATATTCACCACCAGTTCCAAATGCTTTGGCTAATGTTTTAATACTATCTTCAACAGATACTTTGACACCTTCTTCAAATCCTGCCATAGCACGAACACCACGTTCTCTAAATAATTCAGCAGAACCGATACCTGCACTAAATGACCTTTGAATTTGTAATGATGCTAAAGCAAAATCACCACCTAAAATAACAGCAGTATTACCAGTAATCTTTAATAATTCATCAAAAGAAACACCAAGTTCTTCCGCTTTATCAGAAACAGTTGCTAATGATGTAATACCTTGTTGAATATTTCTTAATTCAAAAGGTGTAGTTTTTGCAAATTCAGTAACTTGATCTAATGCTTTTTGTCCTTTTTGTGCTGAACCAAATAACGCATTTAATTGAATACCTAAGTTTTCAATTTGTACTCCTGCATCAAAAAATCCTTTTAAAACAGCAACACCACCAATACCGATTAAGGCATTTCTTAAATTAAATACTCTTTGCTGAACATTGGATAAACCACGATTTACAGAATTAAATGCTCTTAATGTCTTGTCTTTAGCAAGAATATCAATCTGTAATTGTTTAATGGACATTATCTTCTTTTACCTTGCATCTTCTGTTTATTCAATTCTTTTTGTTGTTGGTCTGCTTTGTTTGAAAAATATGCCACCCATAAATTAAATTCTTCTACTGGCATTTGCAATATTTCGCCAATAGTTTTATGTAGTGTTTCTGCTAGAAAGAAATGAAAATTAAGGTCTTGGTCAGAACTTACTTTTTTTTTAAGTCGTTTAAGTCCGATTGTGTTCCAAGTATTTGACTTGCGACCCTGCCAATAATATCTGGGTCAACAAACTTCTTCATTTTAATCTTACTTTCAAGGTCAAACATTTTTTCACCATCTTTGGTTTCTGCTTTCTTGACGATAACGTCAATCAATACAGTCAAATCATTATCGTTTGAACCTTTGAAAATTTCAGATTTTTCTAGTAGCGTAAACGGTTTGACATAAATGGCATCTTCGCCAATTAGTCCCCATTCAT